CAACAAATCAAAGCAAACGAATTTTCAAATTTTTAAGTTTCGAATTGCACGTTTCGCAATTTTACAATGGCATCAGTTTACGGATACCGTGCTGCTACAAATTTTGAGCGATCACTCGAGAAGAAGTACGGTCATGGAGCTGTCGAGCAATTTAGACAGCAGTTTCCTTTGAACCAAAACCGCAGATCCTGGACTGCGTTCTCTGTATGCGATGGAATTTGTTTCGCGTATTTATATGCACATGCAACTGAACTATCAGCAAGGGAATTTCTGTCCTTGCCTAATGGGCGAAGAAGGGAAGTACTGGTCAAAGCAAGGAAGGCCCTCTGTGGGAACTTTTCCTACGACCCTGAAATGGATGCTTTTCAATGTGAATGTGGTGAACAATCAGATTCATCAGTTTCTGCATGCCCTGAATGCAATTTGCGATGGACATACTCTGAAGGAAATCTAATGCACAATTTATACACCCTCGCATCGCAATTAGAATGTGAAATTCAAGATCTACCAAATTATTCCATCTTCGATTTGGAAGATGGCCTTAGAGTTGAAGAAGAGAAATCTGCGTTAGACATAGTCGATGCAAGTGCAGTGTGTCAACCTCCATCGGAGCCTGTGGTGGAAATTATCGCAGTCACACATGAACCAGAGACTAAGGAGGAAGTTGAATGGAAGCCTGTTAGGGATGAAGTCTGCGAAGCACCCTCCAAGATTGAAATCACTAGTCTCCCACAAGACGCTAGAGTTGAAGTCGGGGTAGCATTGATGCTGCAAATTGGGGACATATTCTTCAACACTGAAACAAAGGATTATAGCGTTGTGCAGCAGGATAAGGTCATGAAGGATGGGGTGGTCGTAATTAAGCCAGAGAAAATCACCGTACCAACAGGCGAGTGCAACAAGGGCACTGGAGCTTCTGTGGCTCGGGGACTCTCATCGGCTCCATCTGTAATGGTCGTTACTGAATTCACAACAAGTGAGAAAAGGGAATGTCTTGCACGGAAGAGAGTTAGGGAGGTTATTGAACAGCTTCCAAATGTCAGGAAAGAATTACTTCACCAGCAGAAGAAGCAGGACGAAATTTTTGCGCAGCTGGAACATTCACTCAATCTTCCTGAGGCTAGAAAGAACAAATTTCTTCTTAGAGACAAGAAAGGTCGACTAGCTTGGAGAAAGCCGAACAAAAGACAGATGAAAACCATAAAGAAATCGAAGCACAAGAAGAACTTCAATGGCACTGATAGTATAGTCCGGAGTATGGAAGTTCAAGATCATGTAATCGAGAAAGCTGAAAATATCACTCCTGGCATCAAATGTGCCACCCCTAGGAAATTAAGAACACCAACAGTGTTCAAGAAACTAACTGGGGAGGCAACTGTAAGCCGTCTCATTAGAGAAGTTGGGATTATCTGTAAAACTCAAAACAAGAACGTGGAACTCTGTGTTCCAAGAAAGAAAGTTAGAAGGATCTCTTTCAGGGAAGGCAAGGCCTATGTGCGTCTGTGGCACATGGAAGGAGTTCGCACGCAGCGTGATTTAGATACAAGCCCACAAATGGAAGACTTCTTTGAAAATTGGTGTAAACTCACTATCAAAAAGTTCTCGATCCCGAACAGCAAGATTCAAGTGGGGAGCAGTGGTTTGATTGTTAAAAAGAGTCACATCTTGAACGATTGTAGTAGGTCCCCTGGAGAATATCTTATTGTCCGTGGCCGCCATCTGCATAAACTCTATGATGCGAGGATTAAAATTTCAAAGCACGCAATTCATCACATCATCCATTATTCAAATGTACCGGAACGGTTTTGGAACGGGTATAACGCCAGTTTTCTCAAACACAGAAAAACAGCTGATCATGTGTGCTCATCCGACCTCGATGTGCAAACTTGTGGAGAAGTTGCAGCACTCGTAACTCAAATTTTGTTTCCCTCGAACCGCATCACATGTAATAAGTGCATGGAAACGAATAGTGCACGTACTATCTCTGAAGTTGGAGAGGACGTCGCACAACAAATGAGTCGGTTGAGGAGTGTGCTCATCAGCTACGGGGGTTCGTTCAGCCATGTAGTCAATCTACTAGACCAGTTAAATCGTATTCTGAACTCACACAATACAAATTTGGATGATTTCGCGTTAATTAATTCGACAATTGGTGAACGAAGTGAAGCACCATGGATTCACTTAAGACGAGTTAATGAGGCGCTGATTAAAGGATCTCTGATTACAAGTGAGGAGTCAGGTGAAGCAACGAAAAAGCTGTTGGAAGTAGTTCGTTGGCACAATAAGCGCACTGAATCCATAGTAGCAGGAAGTGTCAGTAGTTTCAGAAATAAAGCATCTGGAAAGGCACACTTTAATCCTGCGCTCATGTGTGACAATCAACTTGACAAAAATGGCAATTTTCTGTGGGGAGACAGGCAATACCATGCGAAACGGTTCTTCACGGGATTTTATGAGAAAGTCGACAATCGTGATGGATACAGCAAGCATGTTATTCGAATTAACCCAAATGGACAGAGGAAGTTGGCAATTGGGAATCTAATAATTTCAACCAACTTTGAGAAATTACGGCAACAAATGCAAGGTGAGTATGTGGAGCAAGGATCTACAACAAAAGAGTGCATCAGTCTGCGAAATGGAAATTATGTCCATGTATGTAGCTGTGTTACTCTTGATGATGGACAGCCCGTTCGAAGCGAGATTAAAATGCCAACTAGGAGCCACCTAGTTCTTGGAAACACTGGAGATCCCAAGTATGTTGATTTGCCAACAATGGAGTCTGATTCTCTTTACATTGCAAAGGATGGATACTGCTACATGAATATTTTCTTGGCTATGCTAGTGAACGTCCCTGAAATTGAAGCGAAAGATTTCACGAAGCGCGTCAGAGATGTTGTAGCAGACAAGTTGGGCACATGGCCTAGTTTACGAGATGTAGCAACTGCTGCATACTACTTAACAATTTTCCATCCAGATACTAGCAGTGCAGAATTGCCGCGCATTCTGGTGGATCACAAGACCAAAACAATGCATGTGGTTGACTCATTTGGTTCAATCACAACAGGTTATCATGTTCTAAAAGCCAACACAGTAAATCAATTAATTCAGTTTGCGAGAGAACCACTTGATAGTGAGATGAAGCATTATTTAGTTGGGGGAGACTTTACGTCGAATTTTCACATTACAAAGCTCATCAAATCTATCTATAAGCCAGAACAATTGTCTTTGTTGCTTAATGACGAACCATACATCATGACGTTGGCTCTATGTTCTCCAACATTAACTTTGACTCTCTTCAATAGCGGTTCTTTGGAGCGCGCTTTGAAATACTGGGTGAAGCGTGACCAAGACGTTGCTGAAATGATAACACTTGTTGAGTCCATTGCACGGAAAGTCACAGTTGCAAAATCTCTATCGGATCAGTTCAAGGCGATCAGTGTTAATTCTCGACCTATCAAAGCACAACTGGAACGTAACATTAAACCATGGGTCACTTATGATAGAGCAGTTGAGTTGATGACCATTATGGAGAATTCTGAAATGACAAATGAATGTTTGCAAAAGCAAGGTTTCATCACTATTGAACCGCAACTCAAGGCTGCAGTTGAAAAAACTTACGTCGCGAGCTTGGACGAACAATGGAACGAATTAAGTTTGTCGGAAAAATGGCGAGCAAGATTGTCATCATTCAGGTCTTTAAAGTGTACTACACGATATTTGGTGCCAGAAAAGTCGAGCGCTTTCAACGCAATATACGACTTCTCACCAAAATTATTTGTGAAAGACGTTAAAGAGGTTGTTGTACGGCCATGGAACGCTATCAAAGGGAAGGCTTGTTCTGTTACAAGCAAAATCAGAATTGGCATTCAAAATTCAACACTCGCCACTGTTCGATACATCTTTGGTGACATAATCAGGTTCATTAATGTGCTCATAGTTTTATCGTTGCTCACGCAGATAGGAAGGAGCGCACAATCCATGCTACTCGAGCACACACAACTCAAAGAAGAGCGAGCTAAAGCAAAGCAAGATAAGGAAATACATCAACTTGAAGAGTTGTATTATTCCTTAGCAGCGGACCTGAAGGATAGCCCGACGAGCGAGGAATTTGTTGAGCACGTTAGAGAGAAAAAGCCTGAGCTTGTGCAGGGTGCTAAAGTACTTGTTGGACACACAGTTGTGCATCAAGCGAAAACCAAGAATGAGCAGCACCTTGAGAAAATTCTAGCTTTTATAACTCTTGTAATGATGATGGTGGACCCCGACAAGAGTGACTGCGTGTATAAAATACTTAATAAGTTTAAAGGGGTTGTGGGAACAATTGAACAAGATGTTTATCATCAGTCCCTTGACGACATCTCAGACCTGTTTGAAGACAAACAACTAACAATCGATTTTGAAGTGGACGTCAACGCAGAGTCTGGAACAGACATGTTTGATGTGACATTCAGCAAATGGTGGGACAACCAGTTAGCTCGAAACAACACAATAGGCCATTACAGAATCGGTGGTGAATTCCTGGAATTCACTAGAAGTAACGCCTCCATAGTTGCGAACAACGTAGCTCACGGTGAACATTTGGAGTACTTGATTAGAGGTGCTGTGGGTAGTGGGAAATCTACAAACCTACCTCATTTGCTGTCGCAAAAAGGTCATGTATTACTCATTGAACCAACCCGACCTCTATGTGAGAACGTCAGCAAGCAGCTTCGGGGATCTCCTTTTCATCAGAACCCAACAATTCGAATGAGAGGCTTGACTTCATTTGGCTCATCCCCCATAACGATCATGACTAGTGGTTTTGCTTTACATTATTTTGCACATAACGTAGATCAACTTAGTGATTTTTCTTTTATAATTTTTGATGAATGTCACGTCATTGATGCTCAAGCAATGGGCTTTTATTGTTTGTTAAAGGAACATAAGCAGCAAAATAAAATTCTTAAAGTTTCGGCAACGCCACCTGGGCGTGAAACTGAATTTAGTACTCAATTTCCGGTTAAACTTCACACAGAGGATCACCTAAGTTTCCAACAATTTGTTGCGAGCCTAGGCACATCCTCGAATAGCGATGTTGTGGCACACGCTGACAACATCCTTGTATACGTTGCTAGCTATAACGAAGTTGACCAATTGAGTAAGTTGCTTACTGACAAAGGTTATTTAGTAACCAAGGTGGACGGAAGGACCATGAAGGTGGGAAGAACAGAGATACCAACGAAAGGAACACCTTCAAAGAAACATTTCATCATTGCTACGAATATCATTGAGAATGGCGTGACATTAGACATAGAAGGAGTCGTAGATTTTGGTACAAAAGTCGTGCCAGAATTAGATGTGGATGGTAGGTTAATTAGGTATAGTAAGAAACCAATTAGTTACGGTGAACGAATTCAGCGATTAGGTCGAGTTGGGAGGCACAAGCCAGGTTTCGCTTTGCGCATTGGTTACACGGAGAAGGGGATCGTTGAAATTCCTGAGATAGCAGCTACTGAAGCGGCTTTCCTATCATTCGCATATGGTTTGCCAGTCATGACTCATAGTGTCAACACAGGAATGCTTAGCAAATGTACAGCTCGTCAAGCAAAAACAATGTTACACTTTGAGTTAAGCATATTTTACATGATTGGTTTAGTGGCTCCTGATGGAACAATGCACCCAAAAATTCTAGAGTTATTGCGGCCGTACAAATTACGAGACAGTGAAATTCAGTTAAATTCACAAGCCATTCCACATGGAGTCGACAGAATATGGCATTCGGTGAGAGAATATAACTCAATGGGTTGCAATTTTGACATTGATGATGAGATTCGAATTCCATTTGTTATTAAGGATGTGCCAGAGAAACTAAGTGAACAAATTTGGCAGGCAGTTAAAACGTATAAGCGGGATATCACTTTCGGTAAGATCTCCAGTGCGCAGGCTGGGAAAATCGCCTACACTCTTCAAACGGACATTCATTCAATACCGCGAACTCTTGCCACTATTGACCAACTCATCGCAAGTGAAAATGCTAAGCACGCACATTTCAAAGCGATTACAAGCAAATCCTCAACATCTATGAGTTTCTCACTTCTCAGCATTATTAACTCGATACAGAGTCGATACATGGTTGACCATTCAGTTGAAAATATTAGAAAGCTGCAACAAGCCCGTGCTCAAATAATTCAGTTCCAAGGCACGCAGGGCAGTGATCTCAACGAACTCATTCAGAGCTTTGGTGCTATGAGAACTGTCTTCCATCAAGGTGAGAATGGTGTCAAGCATGTTTGCGATACCTTGGGTCTTAAAGGGATATGGAAGAAAAGTCTTATGTGCAAAGATATACTCATTAGTGGCTTTGTACTCGCAGGTGGATTGATGATGATATGGCAAAGTTTTAAAGAGAAATGGGGAGCCGTAACGGTGTTTCACCAGGGTTTTTCAGCGCGGCAGAGGCAGAAGTTGAAGTTTAGAGATGCTCGCATAGCCAAACTCGGAAGGGAAGTATATGGAGATGATGGGACAATAGAGCACTACTTTGGTGAGGCCTACACGAAGAAAGGAAAGTCGAAAGGAAAGACACACGGATGTGGTACAAAGACTAGAAAATTCGTTGCAACATACGGGTTCAAGCCTGAGGACTATTCATATGTGCGTTATGTTGATCCTATCACAGGAGAGACCATTGATGAAAACGTAAACGTCGATATGAACTTAGTGCAGGAACATTTTGGCAACATTCGTGAAGATTACTTGGCCAAGGATTTGGTCGATCGCCAAAAGATAATGTCAGACCCTAGCATAAGAGCCTATTACGTGCGGAATGGATCAAAAACTGCATTGCAAGTCGATCTAACTCCTCACAATCCACTCAAGTTTTGCGATAGACATGTGGCAGTTGCCGGCTTTCCTGAAAGAGAACATGAGCTTCGCCAAACAGGACCAGCGGTAGAAGTTCCTCTTAACACAGTTCCAGGCAAGAATGAGAATGTAGTTCTGCACGAAGGAAAATCGTTGTGCAACAGCATGCGTGATTACAATAATGTCTCTTCAGTAATTTGTGCATTGCAGAATACATCTGGTGGAGGAACTTCCCTCTATGGTGTTGGTTTCAATTCGTTCATCATAACTAATAGACATTTATTTAGGGAAAATAATGGCTCTCTTGAGGTACAATCGTGTCACGGCAAATTTCATGTTCGTAACACCACGACACTAAAAGTGGCACCAGTTGGAAAAACTGACTTGATCATTATTAGAATGCCAAAAGACTTTCCACCCTTTCCAAGCAAGTTGCGATTTAGAGCTCCTAATGCGGGTGACAAGGTATGTTTAGTTGGTGCTAATTTTCAAGAGAAGTATCTTAGTAGTAGGGTGTCAGAGTCTAGCCATATTTCCGACAGTTTCGGAGGGAGTTTCGGAAGACATTGGATATCAACGAATGATGGTGATTGTGGTCTTCCCTTAGTTAGTGTTAAGGATGGATTTATATTAGGATTACATAGTTTGTCCAGTGCGAAAAACATTGCTAATTATTTTGCGATCATTCCAGCAGACTTTGAGGAAGCTTACATTCGCAAGTTGGAGAGTTTAAGTTGGAGTAGCCATTGGAGATACAACACTAATGAAATTTGCTGGGGACCATTAAAAATACATGATAGCAAGCCAGAGTTTCCCTTTCAAGTTTCTAAGGAGTTGAACCCATTGCAGGTATACGAGCAGAGCGATACAAGGTGGTTATACAACCAGCTGCATGGTAATCTCAAAGCAGTGGGGCACACGAAAGGAAATCTTGTGACAAAGCATGTTGTGAAAGGGCAGTGTGTCTTATTTCAGAGATATCTTGACTTGCATGAAAATGCAAAAGCATTCTTTACACCTCTGATGGGGCACTACATGAAAAGCACACTAAACAAAGAAGCGTATATCAAAGATTTATTCAAATACGCTAGTGATATAGTTGTCGGAGATGTGGATTGCAACATTTTCGAAAATGCCTTGGAGCAAGTCATTGAGCTACTAAATGATTATGAATGCCCAGAATGTGAGTACATTACGTGTGCTGAGACAATCATTGGGTCACTCAACATGGATGCAGCTGTTGGCGCTTTATATGCAGGGAAAAAGAAAGCGTACTTTGAAAAGCTCGATGAATTTGATCGTGAGCGGCTTGTGCAAGCAAGCTGTCAGCGCTTGTACGAAGGGAAAATGGGCATTTGGAATGGTTCTCTGAAGGCTGAAATACGACCAGCCGAGAAGGTGTTAGCGAATAAAACAAGGACATTCACAGCAGCCCCAATTGACACATTGCTTGGAGCAAAAGTTTGCGTTGATGATTTTAACAATTGGTTCTACAGCAAAAACATGGTTTGTCCATGGACTGTTGGGATGACGAAGTTTTATAAGGGCTGGGACGAGTTCATGGGAAAATTTCCGGATGGTTGGGTCTACTGTGATGCTGACGGATCTCAGTTTGATAGTTCCCTCTCTCCATACCTCATTAATGCGGTTCTGCAAATTCGTTTGTGGGCCATGGAAGAATGGGACATTGGAGAGCAGATGCTTAGAAATCTATACGGAGAAATAACATACACTCCAATAGCAACACCAGATGGCACCATTGTCAAGAAGTTTAAGGGCAATAATAGTGGTCAACCGTCAACTGTGGTTGATAACACACTTATGGTATTGTTAACAATGCATTACGCCCTGAACAAAGCTGGCTATACAACTTCGGAAGCACAAGAAAACTGCATCTACTACATTAACGGCGATGATCTCTGTATCGCCGTTCACCCGGAGCATGAGAGTATGCTGGACAGTTTTCAAACTTCATTTAGTGAGCTGGGTTTAAAGTACGACTTCTCGAACCGACACAAACGAAAGGAAGACCTCTGGTTTATGTCCCATAAAGCGATGAAAGTTGATGGTATTTACATTCCGAAGCTCGAAATGGAAAGGATCGTGGCTATCCTGGAGTTCGACAAATCAAAGTTACCGGAACACAGACTTGAAGCAATCACAGCCGCAATAATTGAGTCATGGGGCTATACAGAACTAACAGACCACATACGTCGGTTTTACCAGTGGGTTTTGAATCAAGAGCCATATGATGAGTTAGCACGAACTGGTAAAGCACCCTTTGTCTCTGAGATCGCACTTCGCAATCTGTACACATCCCAGCGGGGCAATATGGAGGAACTTGAGCGATACATAACTGCACACTTTAGGAATGAGGATGGCGAAACTCCTGAGCTAACCGTGTACCATCAAGCTGATGATCCAAAAGATGCTGGTGAAACAGGAAACCAGAGCAAAGAAAAGAAAGAAAAAGAGAAAGAAAAGAATCCATCTCGGAAGGGAGATGATGAAAGAGGCGCAGCAGAGAAGAAGGCTACTGTTGCTAAAAAGGATAAAGACGTGGATGTCGGGACTTCTGGCACTCACACTGTACCTAGAATTAAAACCTTCAATGACAAGATGTTATTACCAAAGGTTAGAGGGAAGATCGTACTTAACTTAGAGCATTTGCTTGAATACTCACCATCCCAGATTGACTTATCTAACACCCGTGCAACACAAAATCAATTCGATAGATGGTACGAAGGCATCAAAAACGATTACTCTATGAATGATGCAGAGATGCCTATTCTGTTGAATGGATTGATGGTGTGGTGCATCGAAAATGGTACATCACCGAACATTAACGGGTCGTGGGTTATGATGGATGGAAACGAACAAGTTGAGTATCCCTTGAAGCCTGTGGTGGAGCATGCCTCTCCAACACTTCGTCAAATCATGGCACATTTCAGTAACGCGGCAGAAGCATACATAGCAAAGAGGAACGCTGTTGAACGATACATGCCAAGGTATGGTTTGAAGCGCAATCTTACAGACATAAGTTTAGCTCGATATGCTTTCGACTTCTATGAAATCACCTCGAAGACACCAGAACGTGCACGCGAAGCTCATATGCAAATGAAAGCAGCCGCAATTCGAGGAGCCAATAAACGTCTGTTCGGTATAGACGGGAGCGTTAGTGAAGGGGGAGAGAACACGGAGAGACACACAGTTGAAGATGTTACACGCGATATGCACAGCCTCTTGGGCATGCGTAACTGATGTCTCGGCTTCGGCCCGCGAAATAGTCTCTCTCCTAAAGCTTTTAGTAGGGTAAGCGTCAGTGTGGTTGTACCACCGTTTCGTTTATGTAAGTGAGGGTGGCCCTCCGTCCGTTATCTAAAAGTCCGAGCTTATTTGGCTTTGTTCCAGTGTGGTGTTTCCATGTGTGGATGAATCCTCTTAAGTAAGGGAAAAAAAAAAAAA